TCATTTGCATATCCCTCACCCACCCCTGCAACGCCCTCAGTTGCTCGGCGTTTTCGTGGCAGGTCTGGTAGTTGGCGGCGACGGTTCCGGCGACGGTAGAGAGCGCAATGCCTGCGGCGGCCGCATCAGCATCTCTGGCGGGCTCGGGCAGCTCACCGGCGGCGGCAGCGTCGTGCAGGCGCACAAAGCCACGGTTGATAGTGCAAACAGCATCGGCTTGAACGGGCACATAGACGGGAACCTTCTTGAAGATGGTGTCGCCCTTCTCGCGGATGACGCGGACGCGGTCGACGTACTGGGTGACGACCTTGACGGTGGCTTGTGCGTGCCGCTCGCGGGCGGCGGCTGTCTGTAGGGCTTGTTGCTGGATGGCGGCATCCCATTGCGCTTGGATGTGGCTCGCACCCTTGATCCAGCCAAAGCCAACCAGGGCGACGCCGAGCGCCGCGAGGGCCAGCAGCCGGTACGGCCACGGAATCACGCTCACGACGCCTCCCCGATGCACTGCCGGTATTCGGCTTCTCGCCTCGTAGCCAGCCCGCCGCACAGCCGAGCGTTGCTGGGCAGTGCGCAGTCTTTGCCCCGGAAGAAGCGCCAGCGCAGCAGCTCGGTACAGGCACCGGCGTAGTCCCCGGCGTTGAGTTTTCTGACCAGCGTGGATTGGCAGAACGCGCGGCTGCCGACGTTGTAAGAAAAGCTCACCAGCGCGTCGTACTCGTGCTGGGCCAGGGGCACGGTCACGCATTGCTTGAGCGCGCCCTCGAATTGCTGCACATCGGTGAGCGCCCGAGCCAGCGCCTTCGGCGGCGTGGTGGTGTCGCCGATCTTCACCCCGGTGGTGGTGCCGAACCCGATGGTCGGCACATCTCCCTTGACCGGGATCACTGCGCGGTCGGTGTAGCCCTCGTGCAGCACGATGCCAACCAGGGCGGCAGCGGACAGTGTCAGTCCGGTCACCGTCCTGCGCGTCACGGGTGATGTTGGCCGGGTCATCGATGCATCTCCGGCTGCGCCACGATGCGAGCCACGGTTGCGCCGATGCTGGCGGCAAAGGCCAGTAGCACAAACGCGCCGCGCGGCAACACGTCACCGAACAGCGGCACGACCACTTCTGCCGCAGTGAAGGCAGCAGCCAGCAGCGAAAAGCGGATGCTCCAGGCCCGTCGCAACACGCGTCGCCAGTCGTCCAGAAGGCAGATCTTCGGCTTGGCGGTCATTGGACGCCTCCCATCAGCTTCAACTTGATGGCGGCCCCCACCAGCAGCGCGGCCAGGATGCCGGTGGTCACGACCTTGATGGTGGTCTGCCACGCCGTTCGGCGGGCATCGCGCCACGCTTCCAGCAGATCGCGCAGTTCGCGGATGTCCTTCGCGGCACTGCCGTTCTCCAGCCCGAGATGGGCAAGGCAACGCTCGGCTCCGCGTTCGGCGGCACGGTCGAGCAGTTCGTCGAAGTCCTCGCGGCGCAGGAGCAGCATGTTCTCGACGAGCGCAGGCTGTTGTTCGGGTTCGGTCATAGCAGTCTCCAGAAATGCGAAACCCGCCTCGTGGGCGGGTTTCTGGTGGGTACGAAGATGGGAAATCAGATGGCGAGGCCTGCGCTCCAGCCGGTGGACTTGTAGGCCGAGAGCTTGGCCTCGTCCTCGATGTAGCAAAGCCAGCCAATCTTGGGCGAGTGGTACTCCCAGGCATCGGCAATGCGCACCGCGATCTGGTTGGTTTTTCCCGCCCACACGCCCGTGGCAGCCGCAGGCACGATGTAGCGGTCGCCGTTGGCGGGGCTGGCCGGTGGTGTGGTCAGGTCGCGGTCTTTCACGGACAGCCCAACCACCGCGCCGAGGCGCTTGAGGTTGGCGTCCATGCCGGTGTCCCAGCCGCTCTCGCCGAGCGTCCAGCCGTAGTTGAGCCCAAGGTTCGGGTCGGTCGATGACATGGTCTATCTCCAGAGGTTCGATGCTTTGCGAATGCGCCGGACGGCTTCTGGGTCGCCGGTGCGGTGGCTTTGCTGCGGGTGCTGCCGCCAGTGACGCCCGACGATAGGCAGGTACAGCACGCCGCCGCGTTTGGCCACCAGCAGGGTCAACAGCCAGTCAGCAAAGTTGTTGAGGTCGGTGGTTTCCTTGAGCACGGCTTCCACGGCAGATCGGCGCATCACGATCAGGCCGTGAACGTGGCTGGCGCTGTTGGCGTGCTGCCAACGGCTGTAGGCCAGACGCCGCACCGCGATGTCGTGGCCGTTCTCGTCGGTCAGTGCTTCGTCGGTGTAGGCCATCACGGCCTGCGGGCAGGCATCCAGCGCATCGGCCAGTTGTGTGAAGGCACTGGCTTCGTACAAATCATCGGGATCGACAAAGGACACCAGCGGCAGCGTGCCTTGCGCATAACCTGCTGCGCGAGCCTCACCGATACGGCCTGGAATGCCGGGCAAAACGTGCAACTGGATCGGTGCGTCGTCGAGGCTGGCGATACAGGCCTCACGCCATTCGGCAGACTCGTGCAGGGTGAGCAGATGAACATCGATGCGTGGTTCCATTGGCGCTTCCATCACACACCTCCCCAATACTGTCCCCAGCGCAGGCCGTAGCCCGCGCGATCCATGACCCGCACCTGCGGCTGCCAGCTGCTCAAACCATCGCGCTCGGCACTGATCTCCACCGTGATGCGGTCACCCAGCGCACCGGCATCCAGCGCGCCCACTGCTGCCGTCCACAGGTAAGTGGTGCCGAGCAGCCCCGTCTCAGTACGAACCAGCACGTTGCTGCGATTGCGGATGCGCACCGTGTAGGTCACGCCCAGCTCCGGCCCGATGTCGCCCTCGTCTTGCTGCACGAGGTAGGCGGTCTGCTGCGTGCGGTCGCGATGGGCCCACGTGACGGTGAGGTCACCGGCCACCACGACAGGCTCGATCTGGCCATTGAGGCGGATACGACCGGGTGGATACGGCAAAGCCTGCCGACCGGTCAGCACGATCGGCTGCCCATTGGCGGCCAGCACAGAATCGCCCTGATCGGTCGATGTGCGCGGGATCGCGCCTACGAACACCGACTCGCCCGGGGCGCGCTCCGCGCCTTCCGACGCCAGCCATTCGCCGACACCGATCAACCGAGTCCCCGAGGCATGTGCTTGGGGTGTGGTGTCGAGTACGCCGCGTGCAAGGACAACGGTGGCCGCAGCCGTATCGAAGTCAAGGACAGCGACGGCTTCGCGGATTGCACCGCTGCCATCGACCAGATAGGCATAGTCGCCCACGGTCAGCCTTTCCGGCTGACTGATGGCGGTCACTGGCACACCGACGGCAACAGCCTCACTGGCAGGCAGCGCCACATCGATCGTGAGAAGTGGCGCGTAGTCCTCGCTGGCCACACTGGCGATATCACTGGCTGAGGCACCGGTGGCGAGCTGCCAATTGAGCTGGCCCGCACCACCCACTGCGGACAATGCGCCAAGCGCAGCATCGGTGTCGGTCAGGTAGTCCAGTTCGGCTCGTGACAAGGTGCGCGCCAGTTCCCAGTACGGAATTTCCACCGCCAGCACCAACGCAGGCGGCAAAGGCTCCATGGTCGGCTCCTCGATCTGTGGTGGCGGAGGCGACAGCACGGTGTTGCTCATCCCGAACACATCTTCCATCGCCTCGATGCGCCACTCAGATGACCCCAGCGTGCCGGTGTCGATGCCGGTCACGCGCACCACCATCTGGTCTAGCCCTAAGCGTGGCCAGTTCAGCAGGAACACGTCGCCCGGCAGCGGCGCACGCTCCAGCGTGTCGCGCGCTACCGTCAGACTCATCCGGGCCAGGGGCGAACCCAAGGCGCGCAGGTCACGCAAGGCCAGACGCGCGGCCAGCGGCCCGTAGTTCACACCCGGGTAGTCGCGGCGTTGATTGATCACGCCGCCTTGCAACTGGATGGCGGCCAGGTTCTCGACCGTGACGGTGGCATCACCGCCGGTTTGCCAGTCGGTGTAGACCACGGTCAGTTCGTTGGGCAGCTCGCCCCACTGGGCACGCTCGAAGCGTTCCAGCCGCACGATCTCGTCCGGCCCCAACTGCGGCAGGCTGTCGATCCAATAGTCGTCGCGCAGCAGCTTGAGCTCAAACGTGCCCTGCTCAGGGTCGGTGTAGAGGATGCCGCCGATGTGGTCGATGACCTGACTGATGAAGCTCTCGATGGGCTGCTGGCGCGTCCAGATCAGATTGAGGCCGAAGCCCTCGCTCGACAGGGCCCATGCTGCATTCCAGAAGCTCCAGCCGATGCTGTCCTGCGGGTAGCCCATGCCCCAGTGCGGATCGGTCAGGCATTGCACCAGGATGTGGGCTGGGTTCATGCCGACACTGATCTCGCGGCCCTGATTGTTATCCCAGGCACGGACTTCGGCGTTCCAGGGCATCCAGGGCTCGCCCGTCCAACCCGCCGTGAAGCGCCGCACGCGCACCGCCCAAGGCTTGATGTACGGGTTGTTGGCCGCGAACAGGATCTTGCGCGCCACCAGCGACAGCACGCCCCGGAATGCCGGAATGGAGCCGCCGAGGCGGCTCATCAGGTAGTCGTTGCGTCCTTGTCCGGCATGACCCGACAGCACATCGATGGTGCCGACCACGCCGCCTTCACGCTCGTCGCCGCCAAACAGCGTGGGCTTGTTGATCGAGAGGCTGGTCAGCCCGTGCCCGCTGGACAGCGGCACACGTTCAGCATTCCCCCATGCGGTACGGTCGCCCATCTGGATTTCCTGCACGGCATCGACGGGCCCCTGGCACAGGGCCAGATGCAGCCCCATCCGATAGCGGTAGCCGACGGTCTGCTTCTTACTGCGGCCACCCATCAGTCGCGCTCCATCCGTTGTTGCGCACGGGCGTACTGCACCACCCGCAACGCCATCGCGTCGCCCGTGGCCAGTAAGGTGTCGGCAGCGTAGCCGTCACGCAGAAAGGCGCGGAAGTCCAGGTCGTGGCGCGCGAACCAGACCCGCGTGCCGTTCACGCACAGGCCAACGGCGCGCACATCGTCGATGGTGACGATCACATCCGTACTCATTTCTTACCTCCTTTTTTGCGGATTGGTTCGGCTTCCAGATCGCCGTACCAGACGACGTTGGCCCCGCGCAGCAGCACGGTGCCGAACACGACGGGAATCGGTCTGCCTTCTTCTGCGGTTGGGGCATCGACGTCGGACAGCGATGCCGGTTTGGGCTCGGGCGGTTTCGGCGCGAGCGCGACCGAAACCAGCGCCGCCACCACGATGACGACGAGGTACCACATGGCGATTTCTCCAGGGATTCAGAACACGCCCGTCGAGAACGGGTTTTTGCTCGGGATGGCGGGAAAGCCACCGTAGTTGTCGAGGTTGCCGAAGCGCGACTCGCACGTGGTCGTGCTGTGATCGCAGCCGACCGTCAGCAGCACCTCGGTGCCGACCTCAATGGCCACCGGATAGAGCAACTCCACACCACCACCGTAGTCATTGACGATCATGTGGCGCGCACCTTCCGGGGTTTGCAGCCAGCCACCGGCCAAGCCACCACTGACGCTGCCGGGCGTGCCACCGTCGAGATCAACGTTGCGGCCATTGCTGTTGCTCACGAAGGCGCTGGAAGAAATGGGTGAGGCACCACAGGCAGCCGAATACAGCACGTGGGAACACTTGCGGCTGTAGAGCCGCCGCAACCCGATACGCTTGAGACTGACTTGCGCCGACTCGCAGCGAACGCGAGCGACATCGTCAGCAACTTCGACGCCCAACACCCGGCCCATCCAGCGCGTGCCGGAGATCCACCAGTAGTCGCCCCAGGTGTCGCGCCGTCCTATGCGCAGGGTGATCGAGGTGGTGTCGCCGGTCAGCGAGTTGGCGAGCAGGTGACGCACTAAATCACAGTTCGGCGGCAGTTTCAGATCCAAGCCAGCCTTCGCAGCTTCAGCACCCAACGCCAGTTCGTTGCGTTCCAAGGCCAGGCTCTTGTAGAGGTTGCCATCCAGATCAACATCGAATTCGTGCGGCGTCAGATAGAACTGCGCGCTGTTGCTGGCGAAGGCGTATAGCTCGACTTCCAGCAATGGGTTCTGGCTCATCGTGCTTACTCTCCCTCGTAGGTTTGTCGGTCGTTGCCGCGTGGTTCGGGCAACTGGCGCGCGGTCAGGGTGATCTCCATCAGCGTCGGGCTGTGCCAGTAGAGGTCGATGGCGTCGTGGTCGAGGCGGCAACGCACGAGGCGAATGACGCGGCTGCCTGCGGGCACTTGAGTCTCAAGTCCCGAGCGCAGCACCAGCACACCGCCTTGATCCAGATGGCAGGTCGCCGTCAGGACGTACTGCCGATAGCCGTCTGGGTGCACGATCAAGCAGGCGGCGGGGCGATGCCAAAAATCCGAGATTCGCGCGGAGATGTTTTTGCCATCCACGCGCAGGAAGCCATCTTCGGGATCGGCTTCGACGTTCACCCACAGGATCGGAGCCAAGCCATCTGGCAGCCAGAAGGCCTCCAGACGGCCTTGGGTGCGCCACAACCGCGCCCGCCAGCGTTCGATTTCATCGAGTGAGCTGGCCAGATAGCGCCGCTGCAAAGTTGTCGTCGCCCACGGATCGTCCCGGCGCGCCCACGGATCTGCAGGCGAGAAGTCTTGGCGGGTGATCGAGGCCTGCGCGGCGGCTGTCGGATCGTCACGCCAGTTGCCATCTGGCCAGACCGGGATCTCGTCGATCCATGGGTCATCGAGAACATCCTGGTCGGGCAGTGGCGCAGGCTGGATCTGTATGGGAATGTTGCCGCCGACCATGCCGGGTACCCACTGCGTGAGATCCGCCGGATCGATGGCCTTGCCCCACACCAAGGGCATGATGGTGCTGCCCACGGCAGCGGCGCGTGCCAAGGGCTCCGTCAGCCACAGCAGATCGCTTTCCACACGCTCAAGTTGGGCGATCTGCCAGCCATCGGCGGCGATGATCAAAATCCAGCGGCCATTGTTCTCCGTTTCCTGCCAGCCCTGCACCCCGTCGTAGGTCAGATGCACATTGGCCGAGAGTGGCCCGAACTGTCGCCCGTCAGCGTCCGTCACGCTGAGCGCCAGTGCGCCACGTTCGCAGGGCTCGGTCAGGTGCACCGCGTACTGCGGCAGCGGCCACAGCGCCATTTGACCGAGATGATCGGCCAGCCAGTCGGCCACCAGGGCATCGGTCTGTCGGGCGTTGCCCACCTTGTAGGTGAGCCAGCGCCGAGGTACACGTCGGCGTGCCTGACGGGATTCGTTGCCACTGGCCAGCCGTGTGACGCTGGTCTGCCACTCCAGCCGTTCCACAAGGGGCTCCATCCAATCATGACGGAAGGCAAACACGCCGCGCTGCGCATCCGGCCAAGGCTGGTCGCCAAAGGCATCCATACCGGTGGCGACGATGGCGCTCGAAGCCGTATCACGGCGCAACACTTCGACCAGAAATGTCGGCGCATCGATGGGTGGCCAGGGGCCCGCCAAGGATTCCGTGAACAAACTGGCCGCCAGATTGGGCGGCAGCGGAGCGACAGCTGTTTCCGGCGTGAAGCTGGCTGCGCTCGCCCCGAAGCTGGCGCGCGAGAGCACTTCACTCTGGAAGGCGGGCAGTTCGCTTCCCGGCGTTGGTTTGCTGGAAACCTCCGCGAGGTCTTGAACGACGACGCGATCGGTCATGCCGACTCCACGCCGAACTCAGCGGCATTGAAGGCGGCCTCCGTCCACTGCACGTTGCCGTTCGGGTTGCGCTCGAAGAGTGCCGTGTGCCAGGCCAGTTGTTCTTGCAGGATGACGTCAGTGCTGACGGCGCTCTGTGCACCGCTGACCACGAGGCCTTTGACCTTGCCCAGACCGGCGTCGGTCTTGCGCGCCAGCATCGTGAGCTGGACGCCATGGATGGCGGGCGTGGCCATCACCGGCAGCGGCTCAATATCGAAGGACTGGCGCAGCCCTGCAGTGGCCGCGCGAATGGCCGTGGCCTCGTCGTCATCGCTGACCGCCTCCCAGGCCGACGCTGCGGCTTCGACCGTCCATTGGTTCAGTGCGCCGTTCGCCTGGGCTTTGAGCGCATCCACCCGCACATCACCCAGAAACGTGTTGTTGATCGTGCCCGATGTGTCGGCGATGTAGAAATCATCCACATCGACGGTCAACGGACTCGACTCTCCCGGAACCGCGCCGACAAACACCGTGAGCAGTTGCCCCCCGCCCTGGATGGTGTTCTGTGCGGTCATCTGGATGGCCAGAATGCCGTTGATGCGCACCGAAAGCACACCGTTGCTGGTGCCCTGCGTCACCTGCAACTCGACGTAGTGCCAGCCACGGGCGGGCGCGCTGGCGATGGACGTGGAAATCAACTGATCCCAGCCCGACTGGCGGCGATAAAGCTTGAGCCTTCCGTCCTCGCCGATCTTCACGAGATGGCTGATTTGTGACGTGCTGTCGCGCACGCCAAGCAGCAGCGGCTCGATGTAGGTGTTCTCAAACGGCGCCACGCGAATGGCCGCCCCGACGATCAGGCTGGTCTTGGTGGCGTCGAGGTTCTTGACGTAGCCACCCCCAGAGCCTTCCGGCAAACGCAGGGCATAGGACGACGGGCGACGGCCCTGGATGCGGGTGGCCTGCGGGGACAGATACGCCGCCTTGCCACGCGCGAGCCACGGATCGCCAAAGCTGTCCACGGCCTGCGGGTCGTAGTGATCGAAACCGTCGATGAACAGAAGTGCCATGAGATTTACCCTTGCAGCGCCGCACGGATGGCACGTGCATTGCGCCCGATGATGTTGACGATGACTTTCTCTCCGGCAGGCGACTGCAGGTGGTCGTGGGTGACGCCCGGATCGACCGCGTTGACGATGCGCACCGCCTGATTCATCTGCGGCTGCGCGGGCGGCACTTTCACATCCGGCACCAGCCCGCCCGCGGCGAAGGCCAGTTCGCCCCCCTTGAAACGTGGGCCTGCCGACAAACCGTTGATGGAATCGAGGAAGGCCACCCCGACTTGGCGCACGGCGGCCGCCCGCACCACGTACTCACCTGCGGACAGACGCGCCGGGATCGAATCCGACGTGGCGCTACCCGGCCCTGAAACCAGACCGCCCGCCGCAAATTTCTTCACGTTGCCGAGCAGCGCCATCACGGCGGCCACCATGGCCACCATGGCGGCAATGGCCAGTCCAGGCCCAACGATGGGGATCGAAGCCTGAGAGGCGGCTGCCCCGGCACCGGCCTTGGCGGCATCCATTGACACCACGGCAGTGGTTTCAGCGCTCTTTTGGGCGACCTTGGCGGCGCTGGCTGCTGCATCGACGGTTTGCTCCTGCTGGATAAAACCGAGCTTGAGCGCCAGCATCCGCGCCTGCATAGCGATCCACTGCTGGAAGGGCTGGATCACGATCTGCTGCAGGAAGGCATCGGCCACCTGCTGGAAGATGCTGGCCAACGCGCTGCGCCAGGTCTGCGCGCCGGTGATCATCCCGTTGAGCGCACCACCAAAGCTCTCGCCGATGCGATTCCACAGCGGGGCCATTTCATCGACGGTGAGCTTGGTGCGATCCAGCTCATTGCGCCACGCCTGCACGCGAATCACCGCATCCGGCCCGATGGCCTGCGCAGCTTGCTGCATGGTCGGCAACAGGCGCTCCATCTCAGTCGCCGACTGCAGTTGCAGCGCCACGATCTGCCGCCGCGCCTGGGCTTCGGTGAGCAGCCCGGCCTGCTGCTGGGTCTGAATGGCCTCCTGCGCATTGCGCAGACGCTCGGTGACCTGCCGCCATTGGGCTTCGAGCGCCGCCAGATTGGCCTGTGCAGCCTTCACATTGATGAGCCGATCAACGAGCGACACGCCGTCAGCATCACTCTCTGCCGCCAGTCGCGCCCGCAGATCGCGGTAGCTGCGCGCTATGGCCGCCTGCCGGTCGGCATCGGTGGCTGTGCCGGTGATCTGCGCCAGTTCCTCACGCGCCTGCGCCAAGGCGTCGGCCAGCTCGCGCTCGGCTTGCGCTGCTTTACGGGCATTGGCCTGCTCGATGTCCGTGCGCCGGTTATTGAGCGTGATGAGGTCGGCTTCCGCCTTGGCCACTTCGGCCTTGGCACGCAGGCGTTCGTTCTCGGATGTGCTGCTGCGAACCATCGCCTGGCTGCGAGCGAGTTCCTGCTGCCTGCGCGCGATCTCGGCATCGATCTCGCGCTGCTCGATGGCGGTTTTCTGCGTGTAGTAGTCGCGCACCGAGATCAGACGATCCTCGAGTGCCGCATCCAGCGCGGCTTGCTGTCGGGTCAGGCCGTCTTTGAGCAGGGCGAACTCGGCGTCCAGCTGCGCTTTTATCAGCGTGGTTTGCGCGCCGGTCGTGTCCTGCGCTGGCTTGACGGCCTTGGGCTTGGTCAGGCGTTGCAGCAGTTCCGGATCGGCCTGGATCTTGGGTGCCTTGACCTCGATGGGCTTGGGGTCGAACAGGCTGTCACGGAAGGACGCCAGTTCATCCAGCCGTTTGACCAGATTGCCTTTGAGGTCGGCAATAATGGCCTTGGCCCCATCGGTGTTGCCCTTGAGCGCCTCGACCGCCGCCGCCACACCGGCACCAATGGCCTCGCCCAAGGCGACGAAGGCCTTGCCAACGGTGGCGGCACCCAGTGCAAGGGTCTTGAGCACCAGCACCACGCCATCCAGGATCGCGCGCAGTGTGCCGCCTTGCTTGGCCGACTCGACCATGCCACCGGCCATATCGTTCAGGGCGGGCAGCAAGGACGCGATGATCTGGTTGCCGATGCTCTGGGTGGCCAGCTTCAGCTTGTCGAGCGCGTCGTTGAAATTGCCCGCCTGTGCGGCGGTGTCAGCGGACAACTGCAACCCGAGTTCAGCCGCCTCCTGCTTCAGCGCACCAATGCCCTCCCGCCCTTGGTTCAGGAAGGGGATCATCTCCGCACCGGCTTTGCCGAAGATATCGACAGCCAAAGCCGCTTTCTCAGCGCCATCGGGCATGGCCTGGAAGCGGTCGGCCAGATCCAGCAATACCTGTTCGCTGTCGCGTAGGGTGCCGTCCTGGTTCTGGACAGCCACACCCAGCGCTTCGAAGTTCTGTGCCGACGCCTCCGAGCCGGTCGCGGCCTCCAGCATGCCGGTGGCCAGCTTCTTGAGCCCGGCTTCGAACTTCTCGGTGGACACCGCCGACAACTCGGCAGCAGGCACCAGCAGCGACAGCGATTCGACGGCAATGCCGGTACGCTGCGCCATCTCGTCCAGCGCATCCGCCGAATCGATGCTGGACTTGATCATGGCCCCGATGCCCGCCAGCGAAACGCCCACCCCGAGGTTGGCCAGCACGCCGTTGACGCTCTTGGCGGTATCGGTCAGGCCACCCAGGCCCCGCTTGATCGAGTCGAAAGCGGTCTTGGTCTGGTCGACGGCACTGATCAGGATTTGGGCACGATTGCTTGCCATCAGACTTTGTCCAGTTCTTGTTGAATCGCCCGAGCCAGTGCAGGCAAGGCGCGCTGCACGCCGCCCGCCAGGTTCAGTCGGCGCTTGAGATCGACGCGCTTGACTAGCACGGCAATCGGTATCTCCTGGCCACGCTTGATCTGCTTGGCCCCGGTACGACCACGCTCGGCACGCTTGAAGCGGGTCAGCTGGCGGCTGTTCTCCGAGATGTTCTCGGCCATCAGCAGCACGCGACCGTTTTTCTCGATGAAGAAGGCATTGCCCGAGCGCATCAGGCCGTCGATGACCGCCTT